GTAGTTGATAAATATTGGTTTAATAAAATCAATAATTACTTTAAATCTCTTGATTTAGATGCTTGTTGTTATAAAACTTATAGCAATAAAATAAATTGGAAATCTCGATATATTGACATAGAATATTCCGGATTAAAAAATCTTGATGAGTATCAGAGAGGTTATATTAATACTTTAGTTAAACGATATTCTTCTGAAAAATTAGTTTTTGCGATGCATCCAGAATGTTATATTTTCCCAGAGTTATGGCTACAAGATAATAGTTATCAGAAAATTGACTTATCGAATGAGTTTTTGAGTTATTTTAAGCCGTATGGAGATTATTTTGCTAATCTTAATCATCTCATATTTTATTGTGATTGGAGTGAGGGAACAATGTGGAGCAATGATCCATTCTTATTCAAAATTGGAGATGAAATTGATTTATTGTTTGATTTTATGTACTATATATATAAATAGATATGATTAAAAATTTAGTCATATTTTTTTATTTTATTCAATTGATGATATTATGAAAAAGGCTTATATTGGTAGTGATGTTATTTTCAATTATTTATTAACAATTAAAAATATTGATATAACAAAACACGAAGAAAGAATTGATTTTGCATATAAATGTAAATACACTAAACACGTTAAAAAAGTATTACAAGATGAACGAATATATTCTACAGATTACTTAAATCCAAAGTTATTAAAATTAATTACATTAATTCATGATTAAAACTAGATTTATTAATAATCACAATCATCTATTAACCAATTACATTAATTTTTTGATGTCACTTTTTCCTAAAAAGTGTCGTTAAATATATTTTAAATATTATTATAATAATGTTTGAAATATATGAAAATTTAAATAATTTTAAATTAGATATTATAAATATAGATACAATTATAAAAGATGGATATAAATATGATTATTATTCTTTTGATGTTTGGAAACTTTTTGTAAATTATTTAATTTTTAAAGATTTTACTTATTGTAAAAAATATATGAAATCTCTATTTTTAAGAATTAAATATATTGATGATAATAAAATATCATATAATGAAGATATTTTATACAAAAATATAAAAATTTTTAATTTGTTTCAAAATCAAATTAATACAAAGTTATACTTATATAAATTATCAATTAAATATAAATATAGTAAAATTTTTAATTCATCAATTAATTTGAATAATAAAAAACTATCAAATAACAATGATAAATATAAAATGTTTAAACATATGTTATTCTATGATTTTAAATTACATCATAAATCAATATACACCAAGTATTTTAGTAATAATTTAATGAATGATATACCCAGTATAGATATTTTTAATAAATTTTTATCAATAAATTATAAAGATAATGTTTTAGATATATTAAAATATTCATTAGAACTTAATCATTTAATTCATAAAAAAATAATAGATTATATTATAATTTTTATAATTAAATTAAAAAATTATAAAATTTTTACATCAGCATTGAAAATTTATGAAAAATATTATAATTTTGAATATAATATATTTATTAGTGATTCTATTTTAAAATATGGATCGTTGAAACAAATAAAATATGCATTGAACCATAAATCGAATTTTAAAAATATAACAATTGATATAATATATAATAATGCTGTTGAAAATACAAAATATAAAATATTAAAATATTTAATTAAAAATTATAAATCTAAACTTAATTTAACTAATTTAGATGAATATAAAATAATTCATATATTTAAAACTCATAATCATGATTTTTTACAATTTTTAACTACAAATAATATAATTGATTATACAATATTATATAAAGCTTTAATATGTCTATTAAATAATGATAATGGGGAATCTAAAGATGAATTTTATATGGATATAAAAATATTATTAAATAACAATAAAAATATTAATATACTTAAATTTTTTAAGAGATCAATAATTAATTCTTTAATTGAAAATAAATCTTTAAAAGTGTTTAAATTATTGATAATGAATAAATATTTAGAATCATATATCAATCATAGTATGATTTATTTATTATTGAAAAATAAACATTATGAATTAACAAAATTATTAATAAAACATAAAAATATAAAACCTACACAACTTAATTATGATATGATTGAAAATATTGCTATTTATAGACATTTTGATGTTTTAAAATTATTTATTAATGATAATTATAATATATTTGAATATCCAAGAATAGTACAAAATATACTTTGGTTTGGTACAAAAGATCTTAAAAAATACATAATAAATAATAATAAATTATATACTGATAATTTCTTTTATATAATTACTCAAAATCTAATATATTTAAATGATATTGATATGATTAAAAAAATATTACAAAATAAATCATTAAATAAATTAAGTTTTAGTATTATTAATACTTTATATAAACATTATCTTGATTTAAAATCAAGGTAATAAATATTAAACTGTATTATAATAAATAATGGGAAATAAAATAACTAAATTTTATATTTGTACATATTGTGATTTTGAAATTAATGATAAACAATTATTATTCAATCATATATGTAAAAAACATAAATTAAAACACATTTATGTTTGCAATTTATGTAATAATAAATTTTTAACTAAAGTAAAATTAAATAAACACTTTGAAATACATAAATATATTGAAACATTTAAATGTCAACATTGTAATAAAATTTATACAAATAAAAGTTATTATGATAAACATATTTTAACAAAACACAAATTAAACAAATGTAAAATATGTTTATCCAATTTTTATGGTAATTCTTCAATGTGTAAAGTTTGTGAAAAAATAAATTCTACTAGATATGAAAATATTATGTCAAGTTATTTAGATTTAAATTTTGGTACAGAATATTTATTATCTTCAAATACAAAAATAAAAGGTAATTTATGTCAAAAATATAGACCAGATAAATTATATGGTAGTGATAATTTAGTAATTCAAATTGAATGTGATGAACATGAACATAAATATGGTAATGGTAATTATTTGTGCGATGAAAAACGTATTAGTGATATTTACGATGAATTTCCTGGAAAACAATATATTGTAATTAGATGGAATCCTGATTCAAAATTATTTACTATTGAAAAAAAATTAAAGATTTTATTAAGAGTAATAAATAATATTAAAAATATGAAATTTGAAACACTTATTCATATAATATACATGTTTTATTCAAAGAATAATAAAAACATATCAAAAAATATTCCTCACTCGTTTATTGATAAATAAATATATTTTATTTTTTTCAATATTTAAGATTTGTATTTGTCTCCTGCAAGACTTATTAACATAGCTTTGTCTTCATTTTGTAAACTAAATAAATTAGAATCTTTATTTGAGTCAATAACATTGCATGTTATACATTTTATTGGTAAACCATATTTATGTATTATTGTAAACCATACTCTATAATATAAACAAGTATCTTCTCCGCATTCACTACATTTAACTAGTTTATATTTGTATGGTAATCTACTTTTGTCGTTTTTAACATCATTAATAGTATAATAGTTCTCCATTTTATATAATAAAAAATAACTTTAAATGTAATATATAAATGGAAGAAATAAATTCATTATTAAAAAATGATAAAAATAAAGAACGATCAATTAAAATATTAAAATTCAATAGAACTAGTGAAAAATATATTGGAAATATGCTAAAATTTAATTTACCAAAGTTAGTTATTGTATTAATACTAGTTATTTTAATTATAATAAGTTATATTATAGCACTTCTTACTTTTACAATAGCTTTTCCCTTAAGTATAACATTTTTTATAGTTGGATGTTTACTTCAAATTTTAACATCAATTATTATATTGAGTAGTATATGGTCTTTTATTTTATTTAATATTATAAAATTTTTACAAAAAATAGAATCTAATGAAAGATATTCAGAATTTTTGAAAAACCCACCAAAAATGTTCTTTGACAAAAAAAATAAAAACAAATTGAATAAAATACTTGATAAAATAAAATAAAATTTTAATTGTATTATATAATAATGAATGATAATCCTAAAACATTTGTTAAAAATAATAATTTAGCACAAGTTAAATATTCTAAATTAAGAGATGGAATTTTATCAATCAATTTATTATCTAGTGAAACAATAAATAATACAATATCATTTTTTATCACTTACGTTGTATGTATGATTATAATATTAATTTTGGCATTAATATCTTTTATTCCAGGAGTTGGCTTTTTTGTATGGCCTTTTCTTTGTATAATGGGTCCTATATTTTTAGGACTATTAATCAAAAATATATCAGGAGCTATATTTAATACTATAAAAATATTTAACCTGTGGAGAGGTTTACCAACTTGGGATAGTATATTTAAATATCAGATAAAAGACCATAATGTATTTCAAAATGCAAAATTTAAATTTAATATGTATAAAGCAATTTTAAAAACTGATAGAGAAATAAATGTATTTGTATCTTAAAAGAATCTTCTTCTAAATCTATTTAGATAAATTCTGGGTTTTCCAATAGTTCTAACAATTGATTTATCAATCGAATTAGTTTGAACAAATGTAAAAATGAATGTTGACAAAATTGCCAAAATAATAAAAATTAATATTATTAATATTATAATAAATTGAAACATTTTATTTTTTTTATATATAAAAAATAAAAAATGTTTATCGAAATTTTATTATTAGTAATAATCATCTTAATAATAGCTATTGTATCTATTTTCATATTTACAATTATTAAAAAACCCCAAAAAGATAATAAATCCATTAAACCAGTTAAAATGGTTACTTTTAATATTTAAACGAAACTTTTTAGAAAGAAACTTTTTAGAAAAAAGTTTCAGCAAAAAATAATGTTTAAAAGTTTATATACTTTCTTTTTGCTGAAACTTTTTTCTAAAAAGTCTCTTTTAAAAAGTTTCTTTGTATTATATAAAAAACCTTAAAATATGTTATCAATATTGAAAAAAATATTAATAAAAAACAAGTACATATATTAAAATTTATATATATTCTTCTAAAAAATTTTATTGTACATGCTATTATTTCTTTAATTATATTCATAATTATGGCTATAATTATGTTATTAATAGAAAAAAATTAAAGTAAATTTTTATTAAAAAGTTTATTTTGTAATATATAATGACTGAAATTAATAAAATAAAATATAATGATATTAAATCTATAATAAAATTTATTTCATATAATGCACTTTACACTGGTATTATAATTATGATTATAATGATAATTTGTATCATATTAGGAATATTTATAATGAATCCCATTCCTGTTATTATTGGAAGTATTTTGTCATTTTTTGTTTTTTGTGGGTGGATAGCTTCATCTGCTGTAATAATAAAGATTTATTTAAAAAATAAAAAAATAGAGTAAACTTTTTAAATATTATTTTTTTGCTAAAACTTTTTTCTAAAAAGTCTCTTTTAAAAAATTTCTTCGTAATATATAAGTATGAAATTAGGAAATATTACAATAAAAAAATGGAATCCAACAAGTTTATTAGGAATTGTTGGATATGTTATAATTGCATTTATTAACTTTATAATTATCGCATGTATCATAGGAGCGATTTTTGGAATTGCAACGGCTATTTCTTCCTCCATCATCCCACTTGCAGTAGTTTTTGTGGTTATAGGATTAATTGCGGAGATAATAAATTATGTTGTTTTTTTAGGTGCATCTGGATATACAATAAAAAAATATGTTGATAATAGAAAAAAATCAAAGTAAACTTTTTAATATATTTTTGTTGAAATTTTTTTTAAAAGTCTCTTTTAAAAAGTTTTTTTTTATTATATAATTATGTTTAGAAATTATTGTCCTCAAAAATTTGATTATAATGATGATAAAGTTTATAATTTAATTGATAAAGTATTGGGTAATAAAATAGTTAATAAGGGTATTATTACATTACTTAATATCATATCTTCTTTAGCAGGATTAGGAGATGTTGTCTCATCTGTTGTTGTTGATATAATGAAAATATTAGAATTAGATAATAAATCGTATTTAAAATTTGCAAAAATATTTAGATCTTTACTTCGAGTTACAAATTATAGCACAAAAACTATAATAACTATTGAAAAAAGAGTTAAAGAAATTAATCCAGATTCAAGTTTTTTCAATGAATTACGAACATTAAGATTTGATGGAGATTTTGATGCATTTGAAAAAAGATGTGATAAAATATTTGATAAAGAAACATATAATTATTTAGCAGGAGATTTTGCTAAATTGTTTTGTATATTGGGAGATATGGCTGGTGAATATGTGGCCAAACAAATAACAGCAACAAATTTATATGATTTTACCAATCCACCAGCAGCTGATCAATCTCAAAAAATAAATGAAAAATTAGATGAAATGTTTGATCATAATGAAAAAGCTATTTGGGAAGTTCAAAGAGATGATATTAAAAAACAATCAAAGGATAAATATATTTTAAAACAAGATCATAAGAAAGATATATCTAAAGAAGGAGTTAAAGCAATTAATGACATAAGTGAAACGCAATTTAATAGAGAAAAGAAAATTAAACAATATTATACAGAAATTTATAAGAATTTTATTCAAACAGTTAATGAATTTATAAAAAGATTTAATGAAAAAATGGTAATAAAATATACTACAGAAAGTATAGTTGCATTTGCAAATTATGCAAATAATGGAACACCTAGTTATTTTTCAGATATCTTACAAGATATGAGTATTACATCATATGATAAAATAATTGCAACAATATTTGATAGTAAATTACAAATGTCAATGGATGTTAGTTTAAAAAATTATGCTTTTTATGAAGATTTTCAAAAAGGTAAATATAATATGTTGATTGTAACAATAATGAAACAAATATTAACAATAAAAATTAGTACAGTTTTAATGATTCACATTATAAAAAAACAAAAAACTAGCAAATATGAAAAATATAGAAATTATATTCTTAGATTAGAACCAACAAATGATCCATTTATTATAGATTATAGAACACAATTTGTTAATAAAGTTGAAGAATTTCAAGAAGGATTTCCAGTAAAAATATTGAATTTAAATAATATAAACATTAATAATATTCAACGGCCTAAAAAATTAGGTTTTTTATCACAAAAAGAATTTGTTGATAAAATACATGAAACTCCGGAATATGCAACATATTTTGACGATTTAACTAAATTAAAAGCAACAACTGTTGATAAATACAGAGATAAACAATTGGAAAAAGAACGTAGAATTAAAAAGAAAATTGTTGGTTCATCTTTTAGATTTACTGGGGAATATGGTTATACTGGTATAAAAATGATGATACAATTAATACCAACAAAAATCAAAAGAAAAATATTAAGTCCTCAATATTTAAATGATGTATTTGATGAATTTCTCAAAATTGTTGGCGGGTTGTTATTAGGTGCAGATTTTTTAGTAGATAAACAAAAAATATTAAAGAAAGATAAACAAAATATTTATGATATGGATGATGAAGAAGAGTACGATGAACCATTTATTAATGAATTTCTTGAACAAAATCAATTAATTGATAATATTCCTAAAAAATTTAAAAAACAAGAACTAGATTTTAATATATTTAAATCAAATATTGATGTAAAAGATATTGAAAAATATAAGATAAAAGAAATTGAAGATAAACGTGATGCTTTTAAAAAGAAAACCGATGATATGAATAAATTCAAAGTTGAAACAAAAGATCATAAAACTAAAATTGTTGATATTATTGTTAAAAATAAAAATCAAATTGAAAATATTGATAAAACTGATACAACAACGCTCACCGGATTATATTCGAACAAAATTTTCGAAAATAATGGTGGTAGTAAGTTAAAAAATTCAATATATAAATCATTGTGTAAATTATCTAGTTCTTCAATGATGATATCAAGTAAATTTAATGATATAATATCTATAGATATAGCATTACTGTACATTATATCAAAAACTCAAGTAATCGCTAGAACTTTTTATAATAATTGGGATAAAAAGTCAAGTCAATCATTTTGTGAATTTGTTGATAATATCTAGAAACTTTTTAGAAAAAAGTTTCAGCAAAAAGAGACTTTTTAAAAGAGACTTTTTAGCAAAAAGATATTATCATATTTTTTTTCAATTTTATAAACATTTCTTTTTGCTGAGACTTTTTTCTAAAAAGTCTCTTCTAAAAAGTCTCTTTTTAAAAAAGTTTCCTTTTATATAATGGATCTAATAACAAATCTTTCAACCAAAGAATCAATATCTATTGATATACAACGAGATAGTTTAAGTATTGATGTAACAGAAACTCATAGTAAAATATCAAAAAAACAAAAAAGAAAAAATAAACAAAGAAAAAAGATAAAACAAGATTTAGATTCAATAACCATTAATACCATTAGTACTACAGATTCTACAAATAGTATTTTAATAGATCTTCCACATAAAAAGAAAAATAAAAATATAGATTCTATTTCATTCAATATCATTAGACCATTGAAAATAAAACTAACGCCAGATTTAGAAACAAGAGAAAGTATAATTATACATAAACGAAAAGTTCCTTCATTTAATACTCAAACATCAAGCAACAAATCTACAAAATTTAAAAATATATCTATAAAACAAATAGTTAATCCAATTGAATATAAAAAACTTAGAGAAATAGCACCATTTGTTAAAAGACGTAAATGGGTTAAATCTAATGGTGTAATTGGTATAGAAAGATTCTTTACTATTTCAAAAGATGATTTTTCTAAATTAATTTCAAAATCATTTAGTCAAGTTAAATATATAGCAGATTATGAGAGTGGTTTTTTCTCATACATCTTAGATTGGGAAAATACTGAATCAGATTATATTTCTGGTGGTTATTTAATCAATAAATATAAAAATTTTATAATACTTTCTGATAAACAAAAGTTATTATCAAAAAATTCTAGAGTTTGGAGAGTTTATTTAAAACCTAGAAGTAAAAAAGGCGGAAGAGGATTAGTTACGTGGTTTAAACAAAGAACATTAGATGAATTTAAAAATAAATATCATATTTTGAAAAAAAATTTTATAAATTTAGCAAAAAAATATAAAAAGCTAAAAACCGCAAAATCCTAAGATATATATTTATATTTTATGAATAAAATATATTTGACAGATATGGAAAGTAATATAACATATATATCAAATATAATAATATTTAAGTTTTAATAAGATTTTATATCGCTATTATATTAAAATTGATTTTATAATATAATATATAATAAACATTATGGACATTTCTATGATAATTAAAAATATCAACCATTCTAAACAATTTCCAACAATTTATAAAAAAAGAAAATGTGGAAAGAAAACGTTATATTGGAAATTAACTGTTGAAGAACAAGATAATGGTAATTCCAAAATGTTAAGAGAATCATCTATTCTAGAAACAACCGGTAAACCTAAAATTGAAGTTACTTTTGAAACTAAAACAAAAAACAAAGGTAAAAAAAATGAAATGACTCCATATGAAAGTCAATTTAAACGAGCAATAACTATTTTTAAAAATAAATATGCTGATGGTTTTACAATAGATAAAGATAATACCGAATTATTTATTACACCTATGTTGGCAAAGAAATTTAATAAATTTAAAAATAAAGTTAGTTATCCTGCAGCGGGACAACCTAAATTAGATGGAGAGCGAGCAATTGTTTATTTACATAATAATCAAATTGAAATGATCACAAGAAGAGGAAAACAATATATATTTTTAAATACATTAAAAACTAAACTTATGGAAATTTTTAAATTATATCCAGATATTTATATAGATGGAGAATTGTTTAATCCGAATTTATCACTTCAACAAATTCATTCAATTGTTTCTAGAAAAAAGACAACAAATAAAGATGAAGAGACTATATCATTGTATATGTTTGACTGTTTTTTCAAAGATAAACATAATCAGCCATTTATCAAAAGAATAACAACTTTAACAGATATTTATGATAAATTGGAAGATAAACTAAATCCATATATAAAATTAGTTAAAACATTTACATTAACTGATGAAAATCATGTATATGCTAAAACTAAAGAATATACTGAAAAAGGATTTGAAGGAATTATTATTCGACAAAAATTTGGTAGTTATGATTTCAATAGATCAATAAATTTATTGAAAAATAAGATGTTTTATGTTGACGAATATCTAATTGTTGATATAACGTCTTCAGAAAAGGATCAGGACAGTGTAATTTTTGTAATTAAACAACAAAATGGAAAAATACGTCGTATAGACGCCGGTGGCACTAATGAATACAGAAATGAATTTATGAGGTATGGAAAAGATAGATATATTGGAAAATATATACGAATTAAATATTTTGATAAATCTGATGATGGAATTATTAAATTTGCAAATCCAGTATTAGATAAAAATGGAGAATTTATAATAGTTGAAAAAGATCAATAAATATTCATGTATATGGATTAAATAATGGTTTTTTGTTTATTATTTTTTTATACCATCTATTAAATAATATTTCCTTAGTTTTTTGTATATTAGGACAAACCATTATTTTTACATTAGATACTCTTGTTTTATATTTACATTTTTCATCAAAATAAATATATTTCAAAGATTTAGGTAACATGCTTACATCTATTAAATAATCTAAGTCTTGAATAACTAAAGTATGTAATTGAGTACAATTATATAATGATGATATTGCACGTTCTAAAGTATGTTTACCAATAATACACACTTTTAAATTTTTTGGATTTATTATACATTTTATATTACTAATATCAATGAATTCCATATTTTGAGGATAATATTTAATTTTTGTAAATATATTTTTTTTATTATTTATATTACTTACTTTTACTTTTGGTAATTTTAATACTTTTATTAATTTTAATGGTATTTGTACTGTAAATATTTTCAATGATTCCGGTAAACTATATAAATTTATTCCACAATTTGGATCAATTAAGTGCAATTCCAATAATGATGTTTCTTCTAACGATAATGTTTTTAGACTTTTAAATCTTTGATTTAATATTAAATGTTTTAATCCTATTGGACTATTTTCTTTTTTATATACATTTCCTCCTATATATAAAAATTTTATTGGGCCAAATTTTACAGTAAATTTTTCTTTTCTATAAGTTTTAGGAATAAAAACAGTTTCAAGTGATTTAAGTTTAGTAAAATTAAAACAAGTATTGAAAATATCTATTTCTGATATATATAATGTTTTTAGTTTAGTAAATACATTTAATTCTATTAAATCAAAACAATTAATATTTTTAATTTTCAAATGTTTTAAATTTATAAATATATTTAAAAATGAATTATATTCTCTTAAATGTAATGTTGTGATATTTTTTGAATTTATATATTTATTTTTTTTATTATATCTAAAATTACAATTTGTTAAATCTAATGTATTTATTGAATAAATATAATCAAGTATTATCATATCACTTAATTCACCACATTTAAATTTTATTGGTTTTTTATATTTACATTTATTAAAACTTTTAAAATTAAATATTTTATCATATATCAAAGTATCATGATTTATATTATAGAAGCATGTAGATAATAAATTAACATTATTTCTTGTTTTAAGATTACAATATTCAATTATTATTGATAAAATATCAAAACCTAAATCTTCTATATACATATTAATTAATATATCATTTTAATTTTATATTAAAATATTTATTTCAATAATATAAAATGCCAAGAAAAACGATTATTGCAAGAATTAAAAAAGTTAAAAAATCAAAACAAACTAATGTACGTGGTGGAATTGTAAATAAAACAGGAAAATTGACACAATATGGTTATACTACAGATATATCTACAAAATATAGATACATAGCATTAAATAAAGCTATAAATAAATATGGTAAAAAAAGTGTATTATTTATGTTGAAAATACCAGCAACGATGTTGAAAAATAAATCTCCAAAGAAATCTAAAATAATGTTATCAGATTATAATTATTTTTTAAATAAAAAATAATTTTATTTATATATTAAATATGGATTATGAAATAATTGGAATTGTATTTTTTTCAATAATATTAATAATTATTATTATTAATTTGATAAAAGAATTTTTATTAACACCAAAAGTGGTACATAGGCCTGTTATGTTAAATTCTAGAAGATATCAAAATATAAAAAAACATTTATATAAAATAATTAGAAAACCTAAAACAAAAGTAGTGTTTAGACATACACGTAGATTATATATTCCATTTATACCAAAACCTATTGCAACTAATGATAGAATTGATCGATTAACTGAACAACTTTATGATACAAATTATAATTTTAATTTAAACGATGAAGATTTTGAAGCACTATTATTAATTGTACAAAATGATACAAAACCTAAAATTGATAAAAGTAAAGTTGCAACAAGTGACAAACAAAATGTACATGATAGTGGAGTTATAAAAACAATAACACAATCAATTGAAAATGTAAAAAATAAAATAGGTGATTTTATTGAAAATCCTGAGATAACTGCGAAAATAACAAATTATTTTCCAACAGTATCAGATAAAAATAATAAAATTAAACAAACATTAACTCATATAAATGAAAATGATGGATTAGTTATGCCATATGGAATGACACATAAAAATATACTTAATGTAGTAGATAATTATATTAATAAACAAGATAAAGAAAAAAAAGATAATTTAATTGGAATTTTAGGTGATCAATTGTCTAATTGTATAAATAAAAAAGGAATGAATGTATGTAATACAGGTATTTTCAATAGAATTATCAATACATTGAATGGTGTTACAGACGAAGTATCAATTAAACCAGAATGGGCATTACGTAAAGAAATGTTAAATAAAGTACCAATAATTAAAACGGAATTTAATAAAAATTTCTCAAAAGATCATAATTTGGAACTAGAAAATGTTGAAGATAACGATACATATGATGATGAATTCATTAAATATATGAAAAAATCACTTATTTCAGAATATAGTCCAGTTATGCCATCTAAAAAGATCAACGAAGAAATAACTTCTTGGGGATATTAAAAAATAGAAATTAAATCATTATTATCAGTTAAATTTTTTTCAACAGTATTTTTTAAATTATATTTTTTTTCAATAATCTTTTGTTTAGTTATCGGTTTTGGTTTTATTGATTTAGAATAAAAATCAATTAATACAAAAGATGAAATAAATATCAATATTGATCTTATTATAATGACGGTTTTCTTTCTATAAATATAATTCTTTTTATTTTTTATCAATGATTTACAATTTTTAATTTCTGTAGTCAATTTTATAAAAATCGTTATAAGTATATATATAATTGTAATAATTATAGAAATAATTATTTTATTATATAAATCATTAGTTGTAAACATTACGTATATATTAAATAATAAAATCTCCTGGAGTTGATTTTAATTTAGTTATTGTTTCAGTTTTTCTCTTATTTTTAATTTTAAATTTTTCCTTTAATTTTGGATTAATTCTCAATTTTACATCAGATGGTAATGATGCTTCCATTTCAACTATACTTTTTACTTTTTGTCTTGCTTCTTTATTTATTCCTCCATCCATTCTAAGTTTAAATTGATCTTCTGGATCAAAACATGAACTAAATATCTCTTCAAATTCATTTTCATCAATATTACGGAATTGATTTTTAGTTAAATTATTTTTTGGTACTTGATTATTTTTAACTAAGTCTCTTCTAGCTTTTTCTCTCATATAATCGGTTCTTGCCTGAAAATGTTCATTTGCTAGTTCTTTATTGTGTGCTGCACCAGACATTATTTTATTCATTTTATCGTCACCATAATCATTATTCTTTACCCAAGATAATGGTGGATTAAATGTACTAAATCCGCCTAAACCATGATTATAAGTATTACCATATTTAGCTATATTGGATTTTTTATAAGAAATATTTTTCAAATGTTTATTTGATTCTTCTTTATTCTTAAATACCCCAATTGGAAGAATAAGACCATGGTCATCATAATCTTTTCCATATCTTTTTACAAATAAATCATTGAGAATTTCACTATTTACTCTTTCAAAATCATAAAACTTCTCATATAAGAATTCATAATTTTTCTTAATAATAGCTTTTTCTAATATCAATTTTCCACTAGTTGATAAGAATTTTTCCCATGCAAGACAACATTTCAATCTACATATATCCTCGTTTGGTTTTATATGTAATGCTGTCAATATATGCCCTTCTTGTTTTTGTGGCGGTTTTAATTTGACTAATAAGTCCAATTTCTTACATGAAAAAATTTTAGGATCTGTTCCATATTTTTTAACAAAAGATTCTTCTTTATTTCTTGATTTATGTTTAAATTTACTGTACGGCATATTTATATATCAATATCAAAATTTAATTTTACAAAAAAAATAAATATGATATTAATTTAATGTTTATATTTAACTTTCTTCCTATAAGCTCTATCCAATAATTTAATATATCGTTTATTTGTTATATTATTTTTCCATTTAATTATATCTTGTTTTTCTTTACAATTAAAATATTGCATCATATTATTGAAAAATTGTTGTTTATGTTTTTTATCAATGATAAATTTTGATAAAAAATCTATTTTTAAAATATCTTTTGGTGTTATTAATGGATAATATTTATCATCTCTAACTTCTCCATCAGAAACAATACTTGTCATAAATGGCCAAAAATATGTATATTTTGGTAATTTGAAAAAATGTAATTCAAATTGTTTAAATAAATTATCATCTATTATAAATTTAAGATTTTTTATATTTTTATATAAAAATTTCTTCTTATTTGGAATATCCAATTCCTCACAAGCAGTTTTCCATTTTTCATTATTTTTCAATCCTCTCATTTTATAATATTTATCAAAATCACAATATAATGATGTTTTATCATTTTTGCAATGTAATTTAAAGTGATAATATATATTATCATATAATGATGGTATTAAAAATGGAACTTTATTCCAAAAATCATTTTTTGAAAATTGTATTTCATGTATTTTTTGTGTCAAAATAAGATCCTTAATATTTTTTGAAATTGAATTTATATTACAAAAATCACCAAATTTACTTATTATCATATCTTTTAATAAATTTTTTATATTTGATTTATTAAAGTACATATAATTTATATAAATGTTATTATTATTTTTTTGTTCCATAATATCATCAAATATATCAATATTACTTACATTATACAAATTTATTAAATTTTTTATATCTAATTGTTTATAAACAATATCTTCAAAGTATTTTGAAAACATATGAATAACTATTTGATAATTACAAAAATATATAAATTAATTTTATATAAAAAAATAATGTAACTTATTGTAATATTATATCTTCAGTTTTATTCATTAATTTACCCATAGCAGATTTACGTGCTTTTCGTTGCCAATCTTTATCATATATTTTATCTAATATTTTATTTATTGATTTTGATCCAAATCTATATTTTGGAATTTTTTTGGGATTTTGAACATCTATATATGAAACTATATCTGATATAGAATTTATTTTTGTATTTAACATCTTTTTTCTATTAATAACCATCATTTTATATTCTTGTGTACATTTTTCCATAGTTTGTTTTAATGTTATTTTATCATCGAATGTATCTTGCCAATAATGTTTATAAAATTTTTCAAATGCAGCATTTGTAAGATTTTGAGCAATTACAATATAATCTAAATTTTCTCTAGCCATTGAAGGAATAATCATTGGATCATGAACACATAAAATAAATGTAATTTTATAATGTCTTCCATCAAACATAAATTCAAGAAAGTTTGTATCTTTTGTCCAATTATTTTCTTTTGTTTTAGCATCTGCACTTAAATCATCAATAATTATCATAATACCATCACGTTTTTTTCTTTTATTATGTTTTTCTCGTTCTTCGTTTATTTCTGTTGAACAAATTTGCATGTTTTGTATTTGTTTCATTATTTTACTACTATATTGTTTATTTTGTAATAATTGGTTTACTGGCCCATCAAATACATGAGTCATTTCACACGTTTTTGAAAAAATAACAGCAAGTTTGTGTTTTTTTTGAGTATAATACATTAACCAACTCGCAAGTGATGTCTTTCCTGACATTTTTTTACCAATTACAGCAATGTTACTATATATTTCAAAATCATTTATATACATTCTATCTATCTTAACTGGTTCACTCATTTTAAATATAATATATTGAAGATAGTTTTATATATTAAATATAAAAATGTTTTTAGAGAATAAAAAAATTTTATCTATAATTTCAAAATATACTACAAATATTTTTAAAATAAATCTTTTATCTTCAAAAATTGATAAACTTCATAATTTGATAAAAAATGATTGGGAACCAACTGAGTATAATATAAATGATCTTTATTTAAAAGAACCAACAAATGTTAAATTTGAATATTATCCTTTAAGTTTATTCTTTATTGCTCCAATTTTTAATAGAAAAATGAACTCAATAACTATCACAAATAGTTTAATTTCTAGTATTATTGGAATATGTGATTGTAATCATTTAAATTTAAAAGGATGTCATCAAATAACAAATTTTGAACCATTGCGAAAAAGAACATATAAAACATTAATTTTATCAAAAACAAGAATTGAAAATTTAAATGACATAAATGTTACAGATGAATTAGATGTTTCCTATTGTATTTTTATAAAAGATTTTAAATTTATTGATAATTTAAATATAAGAAAATTAGATGTACATTATACAAATTTAAGAAGTTTAGATCCATTTATTCCATTGGAATTTGATAGAAATAATGATGAACATAAAGATAGTGTTATAATAAAATGTAAATCATTTAAATCGATTTCTGAATTACATATTGATGCTAGTCCTAAAAGATCATATAATGGTTGTTGTATAACAAATAAAAAATATAAAAAATTGGTTATATATCCAACTATTTCAATGGTAACACCTGATTTCTTTGATCTTATAATGGACAAAAATATTATATATGGAAAAAATAATATTAATGATATTCCAAGTGAAAATGAAGATGATAGTGATTTATTGGAAATTGAAAATTTAGACATTAAAGATGCATATGAAACACAACTTAGAACATTTTTTACAAATTTTAAACAAAAAAAATATAATTCAATAAATTTATCTAATTCTGACATGAATAATATTGAATTTTTGAAGAATACATCAATAAATACATTAATTTTCAAAAATTGTAAAAATTTATTTGACTTTTTTCCATTAACTGGCAAAACATTTAAATATATAGATTTTACTGGTACACCATTTTTTGAATTAGATAAATTTACAGTTTTAGAAACAATAATTGTTGCTAATTGTGAATCTATTATCAATTTTAAACCAATATATAATAAAGAATTTAAATTATTGGATTTATCTGGAACTAAAGTTAAAATGAGAGACATTGATCATTTATATGGACAAAAAATTATAGTAAGTAATTGTAGATATTTACATATGACTAAAATTGAACACACTGTAGAAAAACCACAAATGTTTTCCGAAGATGATACAGAAATATTATATTACACTAAATTATTACAATAATTAAGTTAATTTAATAATTTTTTCATGAGTTTTTTCAAATGAAAAGTTTGTATTATGAATAATATCTATCATTATATTTTTAATTACACGTTGTCTAATAATAAAATTATTTATCAATTGATGAGCTATTAAATTTATATAAATTAAATATTTTTTTTTATTTATCAATAATTTCCCATTATTACTACATTGATTAACCAATGATCCAATATTTGTCGGACATATTCGCCGTATGTGATTATATGACAATTGATGTGTTATATTATCAAAAGTTATATGTTTATTCAATAAATTTATAATAAATGTATACATTTTTTTATAAGTTTTAATTACAAAGAATTTCATTTTATATGTTTTAAAAATATTCATAAATTTAAATTGTTTATCATTTAATAAATTTAAATCAGAATAATAAAATTCATCATCAATATTTTTATATAATTTTAATAATTTTTTCTTAGTTATATTATATATTTTTTGATCAGTCTTATTAACATAATAAATTATATAATAAAATAATATATTGTAAATTTCTAGATCAACATCTATTTGTGTTTGCCATTTTTTCTCAATTATTGATGAATTAATATATAATTTTATTTTATTATCATTTTGTCTTGAAGATTTTATAGGATTAAATAAAATAGTATTATCTCCTATTTTATATCCAATTATTAAATCATTTACATCAACTATATTACTACTTATATTTAAATTGTATTTTTTAATAAATTTATCAACTTCTAATTTTTTATTTATTTTAATATCAAATTTATAAATAATTTTATTATTCCTATTTGGTAAATGTAATTCTGTTGATAAATATAAATCATCAACAATTATTCCTTTTACATAATAATTATCATTCAATAATTGAACATAATTATTGATCTTATCGATGATACTATTATCTTGTTTTTTTAACATTTTTAATATTGATAATGATAAACTTACAATAATGTCACTTTTAACAAATTGAAATGTATTTATATAGTGTTTTTTATATTTAGATTCAATTCGTTTAATTAAATTATATTTAACTTGATTATTGAATAAAATCGATTTTAATATGAATAAAGTTTCACAATTATTTAAAAAATATATAGTACTTGCAATATCATAATTCAAAATTATATCAATTTCATTATTTTTTTCAGAAAAGATAAATAAAAATATATTATAAGTTTTAATCATATAATTAATTAATTTAAATATATTATCAATATTTTTAGGAAGTTTGTATCTTTGAGATATAATATTTAATATAGAATTATCATGTTTACTTCCAGTAACAAAATAACATTTTGAATTAATTTTAATAACATTATTATCAATCATACAAGGATTTTTACTATTGATAAAAGAATTAAGTGCATTTGGTAAATATGAAATACGATTTATATTTAATTTCATATTTGGATTATATTTTTTGATATAATAAACATTCGTTATAATATCATTACTTTCTTTTATTTTAATTGATTTTTTACTTGAACAAGGAAGACTTAAATGTAATGGATGTTTAGATTTATCAATAAGAGAAATATATGGATATTTTTCATTATTAGATATATATGCCATATTCATATCAGGATATGTATGATTTTTCAAATATAATATTTTATTTTTTGAAATATTATTTACTTTGATAAAATGTTTAAATATGTCTGAATCTGCATCAAATATTAGCGGTTGTCTATTTTTTTGGCATATTCGAGTATATATATTATAAGGTGAACCAGGAAATATATATTTTGAATAATTGAATAATACAGGATCTTTTAATAAATAATCACGTTTACGTTTTTGAATATATTTATTATCAATAAATTTTATTGTTTTTGCCCAATCAAACATATATAAGTATAAAATTCTCATTATAAATAATATAACTTTGTTTCCATCATCTATATCTTTGATATGATTTATATTTATATTTAATATATTTTCTCCATATATTTTTACAATTATATTATCAGTGTCATTATTTACTCCAAGATAAGTAAATTTAACATAATTTGTACTTAAATCTCCATAAATTAATTCCCATTTTACTATATCATAAAATTTCTGTAATGTATTTCGTAAATATTTGTAATTCATTACAAATGGTATCATAATATTTATAGATACATTGTATGTAATTATTTTTTTCAATATTTCATTATCTACCAATATTTTAGATATTTTATCAATTATATTAAAATTTGTACCAGTATTTCTATATATAATTTCACCGGTTTTAAATATTGATATATCATTATTAATCAATATAGAATTTGTGTCAGGAATTACATCAAATGTTAATTTAGAATTAATATCATATTTTTTATAAATATTTTTATCATCAATTCTATAAATCATTGAAGTATAATTAGTTTTATCAGTTGTAAAATTTGAAAATAAATAGTGTAAATTAATTGGATAAAAGAATAAATATTGTTCAATTTTTGTTAGCACATTTATAGAACTTGTTAAATATTTTAATTGTTTTATATTTATGTCATAAAATTTTGACCTATATTTGGAAAATTGATAATAGTTTACCTTTTCTTCATAATTACCATAAAATATCATATTTTTAAAATCAATTATATTTATTAATGGAAAATAAATTGAAATAACGTTATTAAATGTATTCTCAATTGAAATATCATCATTTAATTCATTTATAACATCTCGTAAATCTATACATTCCATATCACGCCATACTGGAATATTAAATCGTTTATCAATAAATTTAGTATAAATTTCACGTTTTGTAAATGTATTTTTATTCAATTTTATAATTTCTCCACTAAATATATATCCTAATGGTATTTTTTCATCTATAAAATATAATAATTGATATTTATATGGTATTTTTCCTAATTTTTCAATTTTCTTTTTAACTATATCTATATTATCATCATTATAAATATCGATATCAGAATATAAAATTTTATTATCATTCAATTCTGTATTTTCAATTTCATTAAAAAAACTTTCAAATGTTAAATTTTCTTTATTAATTTTTTTTATTTTTGTAGCCGCCAAATTGATACTTCCAAATGATAATATTTCTCCATTATATTTATTTTTTACTGATAATTTTATTTTTTCATATTTTTTTAATTTTATTTTCATTTTATATATTAATATGATTAAAAAAATAAAGATAGTTAAAAATAAAAAATTATCAGTAATAAAATTTCAAATGAAAAATGGATTAAAAGATGGTTTATTTTCATTTGATATTGGTAAATACAAATTATATGGATTTGTTGTAAATTATTATAATACTTTATTGTGGTATGAAAAACTTATACAATATCCAAACAAACTTGAAACATATTTTGCAATTAGTAAAAAAGGAAATATGTATAAAATTTATTATCAACATTTTAATATTAAAATATTTATGAAATTTATATCTTTTGCAATGAATTATAAAATTACAGAATTGAAAATAAAAGACAATTATAAAATTTATCATAGAAAACATATAAAAACTATATCAAATGATAATTATATTGAGCATATTAAAACAAATTTTCCAATTAAGAAAGATATAACAACAAATAATAATTATTTATTAATATTTGGAACATGTAAACCTCAATTTGAATCAATAAATCAATTATTGAAAAAAATATATTATAATAGACCAAAATATAGAACAATTAATTCTTTTTTTAAACAAGATGGTACATTAATTATACCATTTGATGAATATCTCTAGTTACTTTTTGGGAAAAAGTAACATCAAAAACTACTTTTTGGGAAAGTTAACATTGAAAAAAATAAAAATAAAAAGTGGTTTTTGATATTACTTTTTCCTAAAAAGTAACTTTCTCAAAAAGTAACGTAACTATCTAAGTTTATTTTCAATATTGTCCATTCTCAATCTCATTTGTTTATTAATTTTTTCCAATTGTCTAACTTTGGCTATTAATAATGAAGTTAATTTATGATATTGAACGGAATTTGATGTAACTAATTCCGGCATAACTTTTTTAACATCTTCAGCTAATAATCCAAATTGGGTAGACTTACTATTTAAATAATTGAAAGATACTGGTTCCAATTTATCAAATGATTGCAAATAATTAGTTTGATCAATATATTTGATATTTGTTTTATGTTCGAAATTTGAAAGAAGCGTACCTATTTTTCCATCAGATCCAATAAATACTGGCAATTCTTCAGCACCTGGTAATCGCTCTCTAATTCCATCAATATAACATTCTTTTGTTAGTTCCATATTGGAATCAGGTAATTGAAAGTTAGATCCAATTTTAATTGTATGAGATGTCGAAGATTCACTATCAACATTATCACCAATAAAGACATTATATGATCCATCGACCAAAGTTTGTGCAGCTTTACCTCCAATGACAATATTATGACTATCAGTTAAATTAATAGCTGCATCATTTCCAATTACGACATTATCTGTTGCAGATGTTATTGAGGACAAAGAATTACAACCAATTGAAATATTATTTAGTCCAGTAATTGAACAACACATAGAATTTGAACCAATGGCGATACATTTAGTTCCATTTGTATTTAAATACAATGATTTATATCCTATAGCCACATTTAATTGTCCATTAATGTTATTGAATAAACCACCAAAACCACAAGCAACATTATATGATGCAATATTATTTTTGAGCGCATATGTACCAATTGCTACATTTTCAATACCATTTATATCAGTATATAATGATTGATAACCAACTGAAGTATTACTATCTCCATTAACACAACAACATCCATTATCAACTCCAACAAATACATTATTTTTACCACCAATTAATTTTGTTCCGGAATTTAATCCCAAAGATTCATTTGTATTTGACATTTTAAAAATAAAACTATGATTATATAATTAAAATAAATAATTTAAATTTAATTAAATAAAAAAATAAATTATAATAATTGGAAAATAAATTAACTAAAAATAATTTTAATTAATATAAACAATGACATTATAAGTAATAATTGAAGTCCTTTAAACTTAATTCTATCTTTTTTACTTGGGACATCAGATATCGTTAATAATTCATTTAATAAATTTTCAAAATAAGTACTTCCAATAACTAAAAATAAAAATCCAGCTATAAATGCATCAATTAATAAATCAAATTCTTTTGTTCGTTTTCTAACTGCAGGTTTTGGTTTTATTATAACTGGTTGCACCTTTTCAGGTTGCATTAACATTCTTGTAGGAATCCTCATAGATATATATAAGACAAAATATATTTATATCTTTGAATAATTGTTAAAGATACACATAATCCTTTTCTTATATTTTCATCTGTTAAATTAAATTTAAATTTAATCTGACAACATTTTAAAATCCATGCCATTAAACTGGACGCAGTTGGTCCACTATTGAATTTTGTACCAGATATCCTATTTATGAATAATATTATTACATTTATACATTTTCTATTTAATGTTGGAAAAATTATATGTATATTTTCAATATAATCTTTTAAAAATAATTTATTCTTATTTTTAAATATATTTGTCAATTCTTGTGATTTTCTACATATCTTTGATATAAAACTATTTCCTTTATTAAGATATTCACGTTCTATATCAAATATATATAATAAATCATCAGATCTATAAAGTTTACCATATCTTTTCGCCACAACTTTTAGACAACCAGCAATAACACCTAATTTGTTATCACTACGAGCGGTTTTAATAGCTCGAATTTTCATAAATAATTGAATTGTTTCATATAATATAGTATTATCTGGTTTTATGTATTCTACTGTATCATATTTAATCAAATATTCAATTGGATCCATATTTTCATTTTCTTTTATTATTTTATTTTCAATTTCTTTTTTATATTTTGGAAGTTTTTCAAAAAGTTTGATAATATTTTTTCTTTTTTCAAATTTTATTAATTCTTTTTCTAGATTTGTGATCAATGATTTTCTCAAAGTATCAATATATCCAATTTGTTTATTTCTCAACAAAAATCCATTACCATATTTCGAATTGTAACCAACGAAAGAAAATTGGGTATGAATATTTGTTGCTGATCTCGGTACAAGTATTGATGAATTATTAATTTCAGCATTACAACAATTAATTCTATATGAATGTTCATCTGTAAATTCATTAGATAATAAAGAATTGTATGAAATATCCATAGATCCACAACATTTACATATATCTTGATCATCATCTATAATAATATCATCTCCGTTACATACATTGCAAATATTTGAACATTTTCTGATAGTTTGTTTTTCAATATCATAACTATTTAAAATATTATTTATATTTGTATGGTCAACTTTTAACTTATTATTCATGATTATAATAATTAATTTTTACCTTTATTAAAATAAAATATCAAATCAATTTTATTCAAATTAAAAAAAATAAAATAATTTATTTATTAAAAATTTAAAGTTAATTTATTATTAAAAGATAAACGAGTTGATTCAAGTGATGATAATAATTATGCAATTGAAATAGCCACAAGTAATAAAGATTTAAAAATGATTAAATTATTATTAACAGATAAAAGA